GTGTCAACACAGCTTGTAAGCCTCGGCCAGCGTGGTTAGCTTTCACGTTCTCAGCAGTCAACTTGACAATGACACCATCACGTTTGATGATGTAGTTGTATAGAGGTCCGGGTACCTTGTTCACTCCTCGTACACACATTGCGATCACGTTGTCGGGATCTGCGTTGCGGTTGGAGGCTGTGTGGTGTACGACTATGCCGAATGGTTTGAGTGGCCGTCCGGTGTTTACTTTGCCGGGGGCATCAACCAAGCGCACGATATTGTTCCGGTGTTAGCCATTCGCCGTCAACCATTACAGCAACAATAGGATACGGCTCATCGTGTGAAACAATGTCTTGTTCCCAAACTTCATTCCATGTATTTGTATCCGGGTTATAAACAGCAGTTGGGTTGTAACTGATAAACGAAACAGCTTCTCTTATACCTTCGCAACCCTCAGGAATATAACCTTCTGCTGGTTCAGGATTCAACGTATCTTCTGTTATGTCCTCGTGGTAATTACTAGGCAGCGGAGTTTCAACAACTTGACGCCAACCTTCAGGCAACGCATCGCCTTCTTGCCAGTCGGGTTTTATGCGTGTCACGTCCCCTACATAAAGTGGGAATGTTCCGTCAGAATCTATAAATTTCATTACCCCTCAATTTCTGCTGTAGCTAAATAAGAATCAAAACTGGATTCAGAAGGATAGTAAGCAGTCGCACCTGATTGGGAGCTACTTGTGGACCAACCGGACGAAGTGTTTGATGCGACAGTAAGACTTCCTGCTGCTTCCGTATAGGTTTGTGTGTTGTAAACAAATGTTCCACCACCAAAAGAAACATTGTCAGATGAAGTCAATGTGCCATCAGCAGGCACTTTGAAAAGCATGCCGGAACCATTCTGGGAGCTATCTGGCCGTCCTCTCTCGATAGATATATAAAGGTCTTCTTCGTCGTCACTCAGCCTTAAGCTATGTGGGTTGAACTGGTTAGTGGCAGTTCCACTATTTATTACAATCGTATTTGACCATTGCAATGTGCCTGAACTGTTGTACTTCGCTATCGAAGCCCGGTCATTACCACCAGAGCTACCTACACGGTCACCCCATGCAATATAAATATTGTCGCTGCTATCAACGATTGGGCGGCAAGGGGTACCAGTTGTATTACCAACTGAACCTGTTTGCCCCGGCCCATACATTGAACCGCCACTAATTTTTCTTACCCATGTAGGAGAAGTAATATTATTCTCAGGGAGTTTTGCGAAATAGACAGACTGATTACTGGTATGCGGATTTGTTATTAGCCAATACGCTGGATCGTTAGTCTCGTTGGTGTTGCAAACAAGGCTGCCTTTAGCGCCACTAAAGTTTGTATCCCAGCCAGAGTATTCATATGTAGAACCCGTAGTTGTGTTCCCACTTGTGTTGTAATTCCCAACAATCCACGGTTGAGTACCATATTTTCCTGCTACACCCCACCGATCAGCCCCCCATTGAAACGCCGAACATGTCCCAATCTGGGTATTGTCGGCACTTATCCCATTACTCGGAGAATAAGAGCTACCAGTCTGGGCGATGCTCCAACCAGTTTCTAGCCATATACCGGCTTGCACCGTGTGCCAACCAAAATAACTGAAGTGATCCATTGAGCACCAGTTCAAAACACCGGTACTGCTCAACTCTGTTTGGTCGTGGCTGATGCTATTGTTTTCACCAGAGTTTATGTAAATTCCCCGAGATGCCCCACCGTTTACGTCGGTGCTTAAGTCTTTCTCAATGGAATAGACGTAACAAGATTCAGACTGATTATTTCTGCCACCGCTCAACGTAAGGATTTCAGTACCGCCATCATTCCAAAGCGTCAAATTCCCCGTAGGAACAGTGTTGTCTAATACAACGCTAGCGGCAAGAGTAGGAACGCCATCGCTTTGTTCAAACTTTGCGATACGACCTTCTTCGCCTGAACCGTCTACGAACGCAACATACACATTGTCGTCAGAATCAACATCCATGCCACGGAAAGTTGACTCATGTCTTTCTCCACCCACCTCTGTCTGAAGCATTGCAGCCCAATACGTTTTGCTACCTGCACCTGAACCTAATAGCGCTACTTTGAAAGCTCCAAATGGCATTATTCTTCTACTTTCGGTGGCATACCTAATATTTCATCGTTCAAAGGGTCATGCCATTCTTCTGTATAAGACTCATATTCCATAACCCATTTGTCATCAACAAGTTTTGGATCGCCTAACGCCCATCTGGTAACAGTCCCATCATCGTTTACCTCAAAAGCCGGAGCTTCATTTGGCGACTCGACAGATCGGTAACCATCTTCAACTAAAGCTGGCGGTAAATTATTACCCGACACCCATGTTTCGGGTAGCCCTAAAACGTTGTTCTTCATTAAAAGAACTGTAGGTTCAGCAACATTTATAAAATACGTCATGTCACAGTTGCCCCTCTAAAAGTGTTACCGCTATCTGCCCCTCTGAATTGGAAAGTGTCACCGCTGCTAGCTCCACCTCTACTCCATCCTTGTGAAGTTAGATCGTCTGTGTCTGTAGCCGTTAAAGAGGATGTGTTTATAGAAAAAGTTGTTGTTTGTGTTGTGCAAAGAGTGTCATCTAGCCATTGTGTCGAGAAAGCTCCGCTAGTTGATTCAGTCCAACTTGTCGCAGATCCTTGTGCGGTTCCACCGTCAGTAGGGACACGCATGACACCACTCCGATAATAGCTGGCATTGCTGATCCTAAAACCGACAATAGGAACATCGTCATCGTCGAGCTTGACGCCTTCCCATTCAAAATAACCACCACCGCTGGATGGGTTTGTAATCCCATTAATTTCCAAGGAGCGTTGCCAAAGAATTGTGCCTGCTGTGCTTAGTTTTACGACATGCCCACGCATTCCGTAGCCACCCGTTCCCTGAGCAGCGATAAACAGATAATGGTTATTTTCGCTATCGGTGATAGAACTGCACCCACCAGCATCTATTTTGTTCCAATCGCTGTCGCTCATATAAACACCAACACCACCGGTGACATTCATATATTGGCCACCTATTTCGCAAACACCAAACCTTGCGTTAGAACCGCTATCGGATTGAGCAACATGAACATACACATCGTTAGTGCTTCCATTTTTGTGACAAACATTGTGTGCATATTGAGTTGCAGTGTGACTGTTCATTTGCAAATAACGGGGAGCTAAAGTTAAAGCACTAGAACTTGCCCTTGTAATTCGGCACAGTGCCGCACCCGTATAACTTGTGATTCCTTGTTGGTAACCTAGCTGCCACGCTTCATCATCTAAAATCTTGTTTGCACCGAACGCAACGACATGAGCGCCTCCGGGCCACCCCCAACAATAAGTTTTTTTCATGCTTCCTGATGAATCAAGCCAACCAACATAACCAAAGTAATAGCCGCCCCACCCCATTTGTGCTGAACGCCTACCAGACATACCCGTAACGCACACTTCGTCACTACCCCAACCCCATGTACCTGAACTCATAGTGGAGTTACCGTATATATAACCTGAACCAGATGTGTTTCCAAAACCTATCCGACGACCAACAAAGTTCGTGTCAAAATCGGCAGGGTTGCTGAGGTTAGCGTCTGCTAGGAAATACCAAAGATTGTAGTAACCAGCGCTAGGAGCAGCACCATTAGCAGGCCCGTAACAACCAACTATTGGAGATTTACCGGGACGATCAAAATACCCGTTAGTACTGTGATATTGGCCACCATAAGAATCGTTGCCTATATAAATTTGTTGGGTGTCGAACTGCGAATTAGTGGCATCGTAAGTTGGGGCAGTTTTATAGTTTGAAAAAACTCCCAACATGTTGGCATAACCACTTGTATCGGTTTTAGTTTGACGACCACCAACATAAAGCAATTCGTTAGTTGTGTCTAACCCAATATCAAAATCGCCATACGAATTCGAACTGTCGTAAGCTCCTGTGTATATAGCATACCAAGCATCGCCTGAGCCACCGCCACCGGCAGCACCCAACATAGTTGCTTTAAATGCGCCTAGAGGCATCAGTAATCCTTATGCGAAATCTTGGCCAGCTACAAACCCAAACCAACGATTGCCACCATCAACAGTAGTAAACGCTAGAACATCGAACTTGTCTGCCGTAGTTGTCAAAGTCGGCGCAGTCGCAGCAGCCCAAGCCACTGAAGCCGGCCACGTAACCAAACGTGAACCGGTACCGTCTTGTTTAACTATCAAAGTAAACGAGCTTGAATCACCGGTCGCTACCGGGTTATCAAAGGTTAAGGTCGCAGCACCAGTCAATGTAACTGAATGAACATTTCCGTTATTCAAATCGATACTAACTGTGCCTGTAACAGCAGCATTCTCAGCGCACGTTTCCGCATAATCCTTATGCGTAACCGCTGACATGATCTGATCTCCACCAACAACAGCGCCGGAAAGAGTTGCACCAGCAATCGTTGAGCCCGTAATCGTGTTCGACCACGAGGTAGTACCCGGCGTGCCGCCGTTCATAAGAATCGAGTTGGCAGAACCACCGCTAGCAGGAGCAGCGCCAATACCAAGCTTCGTTTCCAAAGCAATCAAAGCAGTAGAAGCAGCACCATGCACCTGATCGTGTTCAAAACCTGACGCATCTAAGTCAGTGGAAGACGTAGGGGTAACCTGCGTAGAGGTTGTGTCCAAAGAAGTTGGGTAATTAGCTGTTGGCATTGAAATCTCCTACGGCTTCAAGTCGAGGGTAAAGATGCCAGACGCATTCCATTGAATCTGGAATGTACCTGACGTTGTGCTGAATGATCCCCCGAAATCTATGTACGCAATCAAACGGTCGTTTGTTACCGTGTCGTCGTAAATGACTGCTCCAGTGACTCCTGTCAGCGTAGAGTTAGCCCACGACACATCATCTGCGTCCCATTTAATTGTGCCTGTCCCGTCGGAACTGCTAGTCATAGCAACACCGGTAAGAGTTTCACCACCGGGAGTGTAATTAGTCCCTGACGCTTCGTTTGTCACATCTGACTTATTCGTGTGAGTTTCAAAGTTCGGGGAGTACCCCGTAAGCGTCAACATGCACTTAAAAGTGTCATTGTCCATATCGAGAGCAAGGTCGTTCTTTAACGCCGCCTCGAAAGTTTCTACATAAAGACCACTAGCCATTGGTGTTACTCGTTCCTTGGATCGGCTTTGGCCTGATCGTTACATCACCGTTTGGTTTTTGCATTCTTTTTCTTCCTTGCGGCGGCAGCAGCCTTTTTACCTTTAGCGGTATAAGGATACTTCTTTCCTTTAACGATAGGCATGATTGAAATGATAGCAGAGAAGCGTAGGGGAGCCGGGAGAAGGGGGAAAACCCGACCCCCCCACTTCTCTTAGGAACTAACTATTAGTTAGCTCCAATGCTGGAGGATGATTCCACTCGTTGCAGGCATTCCTCGCGGAAGCGGCCATAACCAACAAGGTGGTACCAACCGATTGGGTTGAACCGACGCAGGCTGTCAACCACAGGGCCGACAACAATGCTTGGCTCAGGACCAAACCCAGCGGCACGGCTAAATGCCTTAGCAACACCTTGACGGCCACAGATCAGAGTCTGGTAAACGTCAACGGTGCCAGCGCCGCCGTCAGCGATAAGGCCTGCACGGGGGTTTTCAATGTATTCAATGCCATTGAAAGTTCCGATTGAACCTGCACGCACGGGAGCGCCATCTTGCCGGATTTGGTATTGGATAATGTCGGTTACCGCTGTGTCTCCACGAAGATCGTAGGAAACGTCAGGGTGGATAACCGCCATGTAGTTGCCGTTTTCCCAACCCGGAGCGTTACGTCCACGAAGCTGGGCGACGGCCTTACGGCCTTCGGCAGCGGTGTAAACGTCACCTGCGGTGATGGCACCACGGCTGGTCTGGCCAACGTGAGTTACGTTTGAGCCGCCATTGGCGACATCTGAAACGATTTTGTCAAGCGAATCAGCCATGTTGTAGCCAACAATGTTGGCCGCATCAGCGTCAACATTGAGGAATGAGGTTCCACGCACCTTGGCGGTGGTGATAACAGCGTTACCGTACTCTGCGAGAGTTACGGTTACTGCGCTATCAGTCAACGCTACAGCGGTAACGTCACTGTTTTCAGTGAGTGCCGATGTTGCTTGCGCCATGTCAGCGTAGAACGTGAATTGGACACCCGAACCGTTATGGCTCTGGGCTGTTGAACGAACGTCAGCAACCATCTCGAATAAAGGTTGCGAACGCAAAGCGAAGTGTGCAACCTGATCGAAGGCTGTTGAAACCTGATCGTTCAGCGTCGTTGTGGTTGTATATGCCACTGGTAATCCTTACGGTGAGGATTCCAATGAACAAAGGGCTAAATTACTGCGAAGCTCCCCACAAGTAACCCTCCGACTCCATCAAAGAACGGAGTTCATCTTCTGAAGTTGTCGCTCTGATTCGAGCGTCAAGATCAGATTGAGTTACAGGTTCTCCACCTTCCCCGGCTGCTGTGATACGTTGCTCTGCTTGGAGTGCATTTTCAATGGCAGGGGAGGGGTTAGATGTCGGAGTATCTCCTCCAACGAACCCGGCTGCTTCCGCTTCCTGACGGATAGCTTCTGCATCCATTTCCCCATCATAAGCCTTTACAAAATACTTAACTCTAGCGTCATCAAGATCAAGTCCTGCTGACCGAAATGTATCACGACGTTCATAACCGGAAACCCGATTCTCAGCATCTGAAGCACGAGCCTCAGCTTCTTTCAATCGACTTTCCAAATCACGACGCCAGTTGGGTTTCGATTCGGATGAACTGGCAGAATCTTCGCCACTGTATCCAGTGGAATCATTTTCTGTCATATGTCACTCACCTAACCTGTACGCATTCCAGCGGTGGTACTGGAATGGAGGGGCATTGAACGCCTCTGGACACCAATGGCGGACGATCAATGAATGAAATGATACAGAAATTTCAATGAAAAAGTCAACAGTTCATTGAATTTCAATGAAATTACCTAGCTGAACCAAGTCCTGATGCGCCTCGTTCATTGACTAAAAGCCCTGATTGGCCGCCAAATGGCACGTTTCTTTGTTGCAGTAAACGATTCAATTCAATGGAACTCTCTGAATCTAACCCGAACTCTGCTGCTGCGAGTTCCGCACCAGTCATTCCTTCAGAACCAATCAAACTGCTTGTCGTCCCACGACGTTGCCCTAACCGTTGCTGTATTTCTCTTTGTTGGATACCTGCATCAGCTAATCCTTCAGCAGTAACTTGCAAAGCATTTAGGTTCGGGGTGTCTCCAATGACATCCATTGTTGTAGCTGCAAGACCAGCGGCTTCGAGCCGTCGTCGTTCTTCAAACAAGTTGGACGATTTAACTGGGTCAAGGTAGTAGCCGACAAGATCTTGGTCGTTGATGTTGTAGAACTCGCGAAGCAATCGCTTTGTTTCGGGGTCTGCGTCTGTTACAGCAGCTTCCGCTAACGTGATGCGTGTCTGAAACTCTTGTGCCGACACATCGCCGCCAATAAGATCTCCCATTTCTTGACGATCCAAAATGCCTGCGAACCCTGATTGTCTGGATAGCGCCGTGTAGTCACGTTCGAGATCTAAATAATCTTGTTCGCTGATTGCTGGTAACCCAGCTTTGAATCGTGTATCCATTCCGGGGAATCGAGCTTTATAAGATTCAGTTTCTCGTATTAACTGGCCGATACCTATATCTGACACCCCATCAATCATGGCTTGTTCAATGGTTGTTTGAAGCGCTGGGCTTAAACCCCAACGACGCAACAGATCCCCTAAAACAGAACTAGCGTTTTGTCTGGCTGCATCTGACTGCCATTGAGTCATTGCATCGCCCCACGCCGCCGAAGGATCTCCGCCGCCTGTGTTCTTTTTGCCGCTATTGAAATCCGGGTTCAGGGTATAAGTGGTGGCACCTTTGCGGTCTTTCCCAGTTAAATACTTCGGGTTGCCTTGGGCGTCTGATGTTCCAAAGTCAGCAGGTTTAATTGGTGCCGTGTAATAGTCGGGGTTGTTGGACCATGACCCCGGTTGCCTACTCCCATCTGCTCTTAAAACTCGCCTGTAAAGTGGTTCGTCGTCTTCGTCGAGAGGGTTTAGCTCACCACCCGGCTCGTAAGGGTCGTCTGCGGCTAGCTGTTCGGGAGTGTCACTCCACCCACCTTCAGGCCTAAAGAAGTCCTTTTCGCCTGTCCAAATGTAACGAACACCGCCTTCAACATAAGAGCCGTCAGCAGTGTTAATTACCTTGCCTTGGCTAGTTACATCAGGACCGGTGTAAGGATCTTTGCCAAACTCAAAATCTGGGTTATCTGTTGCCATTACGCCACCGCTCCGAACATCCGACCGACCGTATCAGCCAAACTACGAGACTTATTTGCTGCCTGAGTAGTTTCCCACCAGCCAGAACTTCTATCAGATTTAATCATGCGATCTATCTCACTAAACGTCGCTACCCGAGGAACACCCTCACCCGAACCCGTGTAACTAATAATCTTGTCAAACAACCCATGATCCGTCCCCAAGAAATCAATCTGACGTTCCAACAAATTCTGTACCCGTTGCTTGTACGGCAAGAAATAGGTGCTTAAAGAAATGCCTTGGTCAATGATCGGGGAAAGCGTCGGGTAAAGAGCTTTCGCTTGATTAGCGAAATACGTTGACGCCATATCTATATCGTCCTGCGTACCCCCACCCTCATAGAACGATTCAATCATGTTGTTCATTGTGTCTGCGTCTATATCGTCACCCAAAGAAATCATCCACTTAGAAGCTTCCTTTTGAATGTCGTCCCGGTAAGTGCCAAGCAAACCTTCTTCTTGGCTAGCTGCCAACGCATCAAAATCAAAGCCCTCGAAGCCGTCAAGGTCCGACAAGTGTTCTCTGAGTTGGCGTCCTGTGAGTTGCAACCGAGCAGCAGACTTAGCAATGGCATTAACAACTTTGTCGTCAAGCTCAACACCAAGTTTGTTTAGTTGAGTCTTAACAGTATTAATGGTTGGTTGGATATAACCGAGTTGCGAAGTGTTAGGAACTCCGGTGCCGTCACCTAAACGATTCCATTCAAGATCGAAGGCACGCATCTGCCTGTCAGTTTCTGACCACCACTGGGTTTCCTCTAACAGTTCTTCGACTTCTTTGCCCCCCGTCAACTCCTCACCCATTATGTATTCAAGGATGTTGACTTTCTCTTTCGTGACAGGATGAGTAATCATCATGTCGTCACGATCTAAGAAGAAGTTGGCACCGAAACCGCCGGTGATTCCTAAGGCGTCAGCTATGGCGTCGAGTTCGTCTTGGTAAGTTTCGGGGAGAGGAGTACTGTCATCTCCACCACCGCCTGTAATTGGAAATTCCCCGAACTCGGGTACAGCTTGCCGAGGATCAATTACACGATCTTGCCCGCGAGCTTGCTCTATCCGATCACGTTGTGCAGCTAACCCTTCTTCTAAACCAGTTTGCATTGGATCGGAAGTGTCGGTGATCTGATTTACTGGTGGTCCTTGCGCCCCCGGCCCAGTCCCAACCTCACCGTCTAGCCCTTCACGCACTAACTCTGAATCGCTAAGAACATCCGCTTCAGGGCGAATCGTGTCACGGCCCCCTAACTCTCCTGCTAAAGGTTGTGTTTCTGCAACCTGTTCAGCTTCGTCCAAAAGGTTTTCAATTTGACGTTGACCGCCTTCCCGAGTAGTCAACCCAGTATCAACATCTATCCCTTCAATGGATTTTCTTGCTCTGTCAGCAAAACGCAAATCATTGCTAAAACTACGATCCCCAACCATCCAGTAAGCAACATCTTTTTCGTTAGCTGAATTAAGGTCAGGTGCGTTACTTAAACGACGTTCGAGAACTTCTCTACGATCAGCAACTTCAGCATCATTCTCATCTGCTTCTTCGCTTAAGTTGACAATGCGAAGATTTTTTTCTTCTATCTGGTTTTTGCTTGTGTCTATTTTTTTTGTGGTGCTCTTAAAAAGTTTGTTTTTAGCAGCGTCGTCTAGCCGTTCGTTTCTTTCATCTTCGCTAGTCTTTTTCCACCCCGGAAGATCTCTACCCCAAATTTCTCTATAACCTTCATTTAGGTCATTGTACGAAAAACGAGCAGTCGCTCCCGTAGAAGTTTTTTTGCTAACTTCAGCTAGCCACTCCTCAGTCTGAGCAACTTTATCTTCTAAATCTTCTACGTTACTTTCAAGTTTGCTTGCTTCACTACGAGCTTCTTGTGCTTTAACTGACCTAATTTCACCATCAGCTATAACGCGAACTTTCAAATCATCACTGTTAAGTTCGTTAGTTAATTCGTCAATTACTTTTTGAGCTTCTTTGAAAAGATTGTCTTTAGAAGTCATTAGACTGTCACTCCCGGTGTAACTGAACCCGCAATACGTTTCTGATTAACAGCCCCCTGAAGCACACCTACCGCATTAGCGAACTCTCCGGCTCTAGCACGCACAGGATCAGTTGTTTCAACAAACTCCTCAGCCAGCCCCTGATAATCAACACTGGAATACTCACCAGCATC